ATTTATAGTCATAGATGTTGATCTAAGACCACCAATAGTTGCTGGTGTACCTGTACTATTATCTTTTAATAAAAAGCTACTGCCTTTTCCTGCTGCCATTGTCTTATCCTCCTATAATTTTATGTGTCATAGATTACAAAATTAAATCTTTGAACACCATGTTTTGTGATCCCATCAGGATCAGTTAATATATCAGAAGTATCAAATCTTGCATTTACAAGACTGGCTCCTGATACTGATAAACTACTATTGTGTAATAAGTCATATACTCTAGCCATAATCTCTTTTGCCTCTTTATCGCCTCTGTATCTTGACCATGTATGTATCACAATTGAGTGTATGTTTCCATCTAAATCTTTTGTACTATTGTCTGATAAGCTATCATCACCTATTTGGACATAGGGATATGCTGTATTTTGTGGTACAAAATTAAAGACATCAGATACTAAAGATTGAAGTGTTGAATCACCATCTAAAGTATTGAATATTGTTTGTTGTAAAGCAATACTATGAGTACTCATACCTTAAACTCCTTAACTTTCTCTACAACTTTATTAAAAACTGCTTTTGCTATTTTTGGAAAAGCTCTCATTGCTGCAGGGTGCATAAAAGGTCTTTCACCCATTTGGCTTGTTCCAAACTCTAAAAATGCTGAATAAGGTGCTGTGCTTTCTACAACAACCTCATCAGGACTTTTCTTTTGTACTTTAATTTGACTAACTAAAAAACCTGTATCACTTGCAGGTGCTTCACCTTTTGCAGAAGCCTGATGTCTTCTTCTAGGATTATACCTTTGATATATGATACCACTTTTAGGGTCTTGTTGAATACTTCTTACTGCTTCTTTTCTAATTTCTTGTCCACCACCCTCTATAACTTGTTCAAATGGTTTACCAACATTATTAACAAGTTCTTGCATAGCTTGTTCTACTTTTTTAAAATCTTTAATATCAACTTCAATAATCATATTGCTACATCCTTTTCTACAACAAGTTTTAAATATCTGTCATAGTAGTTTGGGTTTTCTATTGAAACAATATTATAATCAACAGAATCAAAAGTCATAATATAATCTGTATTCAAAGCTGTTTTATCACCTCTGTATCTTATAATTACATCAAACCTTTGTGGACTTACTTGTTGATCACCTTGTACTCTATCCTGTGCTACCTTTGGTTTTATTTCTGCAAAAGCTGTAAAATAAGAATTATTTGCTTTTGTAAAACCACCATAACTATCTGCTGATAATGTTGTTGTTTTAAAAGTTACTTTGTTTCTTAATCTACCTATTTGGGAAACTCCTGGCATGTTACCCTCCTAATGTAGCATTTAATCTTTTTACTTTGTATGGATCAAGCATACCCATAATTGTATAAGGTATTGCATTTGCACTATCTTTTGTAACAGCTTCTCTATTTTCATAAAAATGTGCTACTAATAATTTTATTGCTTGTTTAATTGGTGTTGGTACATCATCTCTACTTGAACCATAACCAGCAACATAAGTTATTTCATAAGCATTTACAGTTCTTAAATCACTTGCACTTGGAAATGTTTTTCCTCT